GCACCAGGAGCCGTAAAATTGTTGAATCCTTGGGCATTATCATTGAGTGAAGAGTCAACATCGGAGGAAACAATCTCTTCAACAACGTCTAAACCGACTCTATAAGAAGGAGTATTGGAATATTGATCAAGAATCAGTGTTTGGGCATTAACATTGACAAAATACCCTCTCAGGAAGTAAACACCCTGAGATAAATTGAATGATGAGCCAATAATTGCTGCATTTTGTGGAATTGTAGTTGCAAAACCCTCACCTTCAGAAATGAAAGTAGATGCATAAGTAATATTTGTGCTTGTGGTGAGAATTTCACTATCTAAAAATGTGTTTACTTCTTCATCAGAAGTGGAAGAATTCTCATAATTCAGATAAAGAGTATAAACTCCCCTCTCAGACTCACTATCTGTAATATATGTTACAACTTTTGCAGTGACTCCCGAAGTTGTACCAGTAATTGTTGTTCCAATTAGTTGGTCAAGATAAATTCCTACAGGAATGCCCAGAAATTCAGACTCAATTTGAATTCCATAGAAATTCTGAATATAGGTCAAGTCCCCAGGAATGACTTTAGCACCTTCTTTGAAGAAATGGTTACCCATTTCCTCAACTTGGTTTTGCAGAATAGACTGTAGACCAGTCAGTTCTCTTGCTTGAACAGGAAAACCAGGTTTAAATAGAACCTTATAATAATTCGACTGGGGATCAAAGTCGTCAAAATATGGAGCGACATTGAGATTAGTTTCCTGTGGCATATCTCTTAGAATTGCAAGATAACTTTAACGTCTTCTTTCTGTGAAGATGATCTGGTGACTGATGGCCTATTATCGACATAAATGATGTCACCAGAGTATTTTTGAGACTCTGGATTTGAAATTCCACTAATGAATTCTTGACCCAGATAGTAGGTACGACTATTTATTGTCGTAGATACACCTGTAAAGTTTTGGTCGATATTTAGTGTATTACCTGAATTAGGTGAGATTTGGATACTACCACCACTTGTAGGTGATGATGTAAATTTCAATTGTTCAAAACCATACACAGGAACAGTGTTCTGAGTACCATCAGTATTGAAACCAGCAGTTCTTCTATCCTGCCAATACTTCAAAATACCAGTTTGTTGGTCGTAAGATACAACTCTACCGATTGCTGTTGAACCCAAACCAACAGTTTGTGTAACAAAACTGTCAGCTGTAAAGACTGCTTCACTGTAACCAGTACCAACAAGTTTCAGTGCATAAACTGCACTGGCCTTATCTTTGGTCAAATTGGTTGTTGAGTTGTAATTTGTGGGATTTTTGACAATTCCTACCTGTGCAAACTGATTTCCAGTGATAAAATCTGGATTTTGAGTGTCATTTTCAAATCTAGCATAAGAAAGTACGTTATAAGCACCTAATTCACGGTAAATATCTGCTCCGTGACCACCTGGAGGGGGAATAATTACGTTAAAAACGGGTGCTACACTGCCATTTGGGACACCACCATTCTCTAAATCAAGAGTTCCGAAGGAATATCCACTTCCTCCCCTTGAAATTGTCACAGATTCGACTTTTGAGTCGTTATTAATGACAACTGTGGCCTCCGCACCACGTCCATCACCCAAAATTGGCACTCTTGTATAGGTTACATTGGCAGTTCCGATACCAACTCCACGATTTCTAATGGTAACAATCTTTAATTGGCCACTTGTACCTGCATTTTCTCTTACAGAAGAGTAAGAACTGTTGGTTTCCCAGTCAGTTGGGACTGCAATATAGTTCGTTGAGTCAAATTTAATGATTTGATTCGGCTTAATCGTGTAAAGATACTTCCAAATATAACCATCACCACTGCTTCCAGCCTCTCTTGGCTCCAAATCTGTGAAATTTGGCTCGTCAAGAGAAGGACCACCTCTAAAACTATTCTCTGGATTTGCGTTATTGAATAAGCAAATATAAACTTTATACTCACTATTCATTACATAATAGTTGGAGTCATAGATATCATATGCTCCAGATGGTTGTGAAGGATTATCTCTATCAATATCATTTCTCCACATATCATATGTGGTACCCGATTGCCAGGTAATTTTTCTTATAACCTGACTTACATCACCCGAATTAATCTTTTTAAGGGCCAACATGGTGTCCCAGTAATAGTTGGAATCATCCAAACTATCTTTAGGTGCTGGAGGATTAGAATTCCAGTCACTCTGAAACTCAGGAGCATCTGGTAAACCAATCCAAGCATAATAAGAATTAGAAGAATCTTGTACGGAATCAACAAAATTCTTCGCGTTCAAAATACGAAGTTGATCAGTAATTATCGCAGCCATGTTTAGAGGACTTTTTTCTTATTTAGACGTGAATTTAGACAGTGAACAAGTTAGGATATACAACCATAGTTCCACCCATACCAGAGTGATTAGTGCATTGATAATACAATTGGTTGGGTGCATTAAATGGAACTTCAAATCTTATCGTACCGTTTGTCGATCCATTACCAACTACACCGTTATTGTATGCAGCACCTCCATTAGAAACTCTGATTTCGAATGGATGACCCCCTCCACTATTATTAACAAACTCATATACACTGCCTCTAGCAACATAAACAACAGGATCACTAGTAGTTTGAGTAAACCCTATACCAGTGAAAGTGTAGTGACTTGTACCATCAGCACCTAAAGTCCACTTACCTGATGTTACATAAGATGAATCACCATAATATGTTGCACCTGTAACTACACCTAAGGTAGAAACACCAGTAACAACCAAAGTATTTGTGCTTACATTTTCTGTAGAACCACTTCCAGCAGAAGATGAAATTGTGGTGATTCCTGCATTCGTTGTTACTGTAATATTACTACCAGCCGAGATCAATGTGGTGATACCAGTCAGACCAGAACCGTCAGCACCAGTTAATGTAAGGTTTGTACCAGTGCCATAATATGTTGCACCAGTAATGACACCAAGTGTCGATACCCCAGAAACAACTAAAGTATCAGCACTTATGTTGGAAGTATTTGCAGCTCCAATATATGAAATGGTTGATATACCAGAATTTGTTGTAACACTGATGTTAGCTCCTGCCTGGATAAGAGTTGTAATACCTGTAACACCAGAAGCATCAGCACCAGTGAGTGTTAGGTTTGATCCATCGCCATAGTATGTAGCGCCAGTTACAATACCAAGAGTAGAAATACCAGATACTTTGAAGTAACCTAATACATTAGCACCACCATGTTTTGTTTCAAATCTCTTATTGTTATTGTAATACAGTTCAACACCATAATTTCCGTCAACGTTGGTTGACATTACCTGTGTTGTTCCAGCACCACTAGTGAAGTTTTGGGTATCTGCCTTAATATTTAAATCACCTACATTTACTCTAATGACATTTCCATCAGAGTCATTATGGAAGAAAGTAAATTCTGATTGTTCTCCTAAGATAAATTGTTTGTCATCAGTCATCAATAGAGATGAACCAAGACTTACATTTCCAGTAAGTGTAGAAACACCAGATACATTCAGTGTTCCTGCAGAATGACCTGCACCAACAAATAACTGTCCAATTGTACCAACACCAGTAATATTGATGTTTCTACCAGTTACTTCATCATATACAATATCATCCAATACATAGAGATCACCACCTACATACAAGTCACCACCAGTTGTAGTGATACCACCCTGACTTGCCAGAGTTGAAATGCCAGAGGATAAGAATGATGTAACTGTGGTAACACCCAAGGTTGTGATACCTGCAGCTTTTAGATTTCTAGAGATGTCAACATCAGTTGTTGCAATAGAAACAGGTGTTGGTGCAGAAATTTCAACATAACCAGTTGTTGTATTCACTGCAACATTTGTTCCTGCAGAGATGACAGTAACAACACCTACAGCCAAAGTAGAACCATCACCAATGAGGTTATAAACCTCTTGGAAATTACTATTAATTTTTACACCACCATCAACTAGGGTATCACCTGTTCCATCATTAGGCGTAGTGCCAGTGTTAATACCTTGGTATGCCATCTACTGTAGGATCCTTTTCTATGTTTTATTTATTTTAAGTTTGATAGTTATTAAACTTCAAAGGTCTGAATCTCTGAACCAACGGTGATGTAGTAATACCTGTGTATGAATTAGGTGTAAATTCAAGTGCATCTACGGTTGCTCTATTCAAGAATTGAATCTTACCCCATGTGTATTCACCGAGATTTCTACCTCGTGTGAATCCAGCTACCGTGGTACCAAATCCAACATTTGCAACCTCAACTCTTCTAATTGCAGTTGTTCCAAGACCAACTGAAGTCAAATCAACTGTGGAGTTATAAGCAGCAGATACCTGATAGATATTGTCACTTGTGCTTGTAGACAGACCAAAGTTTGAAAGGTTGACCACGAAGTAGTCACCAGTATTGAGTTGACTGATGGTAACTGCGGTACCTACAATAGTAGGATCTCTCATGTAAGAATCCTCTGGGATATACAATTCAAGTGTTCCAAGAGCACCTGTAGATTGTGCATATCCAACAATCTGTCCAAGATCACCAAAGTAAGAACTGACACCAATCTGTTCTCTTCTTGCATTAGGAACTTCAATCAAGATTGATGGTGGTTGTGTATAACCAGCACCAGCATTAGTGATTGTAATCGAAGTGACTGCAGTACCAGTAACACTTGCAGTGGCAGTTGCTCTGGTTCCACCTACAATATCATCTGGTTCAGAGATTGAAACTGATGGTGTCATACCATCATAACCCTGACCACCTGTGGAAATTGTAAATCCAGTGACCGTACCTGCAACACTGACGGTTACAGTTGCAATTGCAGATGCAATTGGTGATTGATCAATGATAACAATTCTATCTTGATAATCCAATAGTGAAGTCTCATTTGTAGAATTGAAGAATGGTCTTACAGTGTCTGTATATGCAACAGCACTTGAGGTTCCAACATAAGATGTCAGATATGCTGCAGGATAGATTGATGGTTCATACTCAACTCTGTCCTTAGTTACAAAGTCACCATTGATAGTGATATCGTCAGTTTGCTTACACCATGTAAGTGGTCTTACAAGTGCTTGGTTTGTAGTAATACCAGGACCGTCGTAAGCGAATGTTCTAACAGTGTCAAGAGTTGTAATACCAACTACAGTTCTTGGTTCTTGATATAAACCAAATCCTTGACCCTTGGAAGAATCATTCTTAAGTTGTAAAGTGTCACCTACCTTGACAGTTTCAAGAATATCAACAAACACAACATCGACATCAGGTGTTCCTTTGTAGAAGATGATTTTTGATGTATCTCCTTCCTTAGGAGCCTCAGTAAATTCAATGATAGAACCACCATTAAACTTATAGGCCTGATTTGGTACCTGAAGAATGTCATTGATGGTAACAATCAGACACTGTGCAATGTCGATATCAGAACCATCTGCAGTTTCAATGGCAAATCCAGCACCAGCGATAGTGAGTGGGAATCTCTTCTCCACACCATCGAACAAGGTATCGAGTTTATCAAATACATCAAGTTCACCAACTGTAAATCCATTGAATGTATCACGATAGGTATCTGAAACTGTGAGTTGGAATTCGTCATATGTGTAACTTGTATCAGTCTGAATACCAGTTGTACCACCAATAGAGAGTCTTAATACCTCACCATCACCATAACCAAATCCACCACTCACAATATTAAAATTAATAACACTCGAACCCTGACCAACTGTGATATCTACACGAGCACCTGTACCAACTCCACTTTGACCGTCTGCATAGACCAGAGGGATGTTTGAATAAGGGAGAGGTGCATCAATTATGATGAGAGGAGGATTATTCTGATCAAGATTTGCTCCAAAGTAACTGGTTGTAATAGCAACAACTTGTCCATTCTGAACGGTTGCTGTACCGATGTTCACAACTGTTGTAATACCCGTTGAAGAAACGGCATAACCAACATTAACGGTCTGAACACCAACTCTATATCCAGATCCAGGATTACCAATTTCGACAGATGTAATTGTACCACCGCCAGATACGAAACATGATGCACCAGCAGATACCAATGGCTGATATCCAAGACCTGGAGTAGATGCCACAGAGATAATTGTTCCACCTCTTGGAATCGTTGCCATGTTAGGATCAGATTCTGAAGATACACTATCACCAAGATAGGTGATACTTGTAATACCCGCAGTTTCTAGGAGTGTAAAGTCACCAGTGGTGTTCTGTGCACCTTGTGGTTCTTGTAAAATGTTAGAGTTAAGAACAATTGCCTGGTTAGTTGCAAAACCAGTTACATTGTTACCATTTTGTACAAGTGAGAAGAACTTACTTTGACCATTGAACTGACTTTGAATGTTATCAAAGGTGTAATTGGTACTGTAAGTATCAGCAGAATCATCAGTGATACCACTTCTCATAAATGTTCTACCTTGGAAAGTAGAATAAGTTGTGATACCAGACCAGTCAATATTATCAGGACCTTGTGTAGTAGTACTGAGTGGTGTTGCACCAAATGGAGCTTCAACAAAGTGAAGTGTGTTATCAACAATGTTGTAATTACCACCGAGAAGTTCCACAGATGTTCCGATGTTGTGTGTGGCAACACCAGTACCCATTTGACCTCTCAGAACTCTGAAATTGTTGGTTGCTCCAATACCAATATCCTGGAGTAACATAATTTCATTATCAATCTTAATGATATCATTTGCCTTGAATGATTGAATACCAACAACATCAAAGTCAACATCAAATATTACATTTTGATCCAGTCTTGTAGATACGTTGACTTCAGTTACAGGAGCCT